CTGCGACGATGGCCCACGCCTTCACAACAGCATTGGCCGGGACCGCAGTGTTGAGCAGGATGTCGATAGTGTCTGCCGTCTTGATGACAGTCGGATTTGCAAGGTTATCCGAATCCATCGCTACAGCATTCGACGCGAAGTCATCACAGTAGACGTTGGCTGCAGCAGGCGAACCACCGGTAAAGCCGAAGTCAAAAGTGGCCGTGGTGTTGGTCGTTTCCGCCGTGACGACATTCAGACCGGCAGCCAGAACCACAGAGTACGCAGGCAGGTTAATGACCTGAAGCGTGTCAGTAGCAACCAGTGCGGTAGCGCCAGCGGCGGCACGAGCAGCAGCGATAGCAGCAAAATCGAGTACGACCTCGATCTTGCAGACCGGCGGGTTGTTGGCCGGGTACGCAGCGGTACCCTTATTGAAGCCAAGCGAGTCAGTGTAGTTAGGCATGATAGTAACCTTTCAGGCTAGGTAGAGAGCCGAAGCTCCCCACCATCAGAACTGGATGACAGCAGTCGAGAGCGCTTCGGGCTTGATGACCTTATAGCCATAAACCTGAAGACCGCGAATGATGTTACCAAAGGTCGTTTCCGACCGGATGGTCTCCATGTTCGTCATCTGCGAAGCGAAGGTGAAGCCCATCTTGTGGCCGCTGATGATGTTGTACTTACCCGAAGTCACGTACAGGTTATGGCTCACGTAGATGGTGAAGCGATCCACCATACCGAGGCGACCGTTACGGACCACCGACATGCTGTCACCGGTCAGCGAGGCATCCTTCAGTTCCGACTTCTTGATCAGACCAGCCATCTTGGCGGGGATGACAAGGAAGCGGTCGGCTTCCGGGGCATTCGCTTCGTCAAGCACAGTGCCCATATCGACGATCAGGTCGATCACCGAAGTTGTACCGCCAGCGCCATCCTTGGTCACGGTGAGCGGCGAGCCGGTCGTGCCGAGGTTGAACGAAGCCGACTGCTCACCAGCAGTAGCGCCCTTGTTGGTTGCAGCGATACCGGGCAGAAGGTCGGTCAGCACGCGCTGGTCGATCTTGATCTTCATACGCTCAGAAGCGTCCTTCGACCAAGTATCCATCAGGTTGATGTCCGACTGAACCTTGTCCACATCGTCTTCGACGCAGGCGAAGTATTCGCCCTTGTCGATGACAAGCTGCAGCTTCGGCTTGTCCGGGTTCTCGACCGTCAGTGCCTGACCCTTGACGTAGTCACGGATCGTGATCTCAGGGGTGGTGCGGATGTTGACGGTATCACCGAACTGACGAATCTCACCCTCGTAGTCAGTGTTCGAGATCGCCGCAAGCACGGTGGCATCGTAGAAGTTCTCGATCAGCTTGCCCGACCAGATTTCGGGAATGAAGTTACCCGAGTAGTTCGGGCTACCGGGGGAAACAGGATACGACATGGTATGTTCCTTCTAATCAAGCATTTACGACAATACGGCCTTCTCGTTGCGCCGCAAAGATGTCGCGTTCGATACGATCCCGCTCCTGTTCACGACCCTTATACTTCCCCGACCGGACTTCATTGAAAAACTTCTTGATGTCATCCGGCGAGTAGGTTTTGGGTTGCTTGGCGGCAGACGACCCGGCACCGCGAGAGCGGCCCGGAGCTACCTGCTTTTCAAGTTCGTTAGAGATAACGGGGGCTGATTGAGCAACAAAGGCTTGTCCAGTAGACTCAAGCCAAGTGCGGAAGAATGCGCTAACCCGATAGGCATCAAGCGAGCGCTGGGCTTCTTCGAGGTACGTCTGACGGGCAACACCCGTCAGAGGGTCAATATCGAGCAGCCACGACTGGAAGCCGTCGTTGTCGTTGACCTCACGCCAGTTTGGAACATACGCTGTCAGATCAGACCAGAACTGCTGTTCTGCCGAAACCTGCTGGCGCTGCGCGACAGCCTGTACCTGCGGGACAACATTGGCCTGCATCTGCTGAAGTAGACCTTCGATCTGAGCAAGGCGTTGAGCAACGGGGATAAGTTCCTCGCGGCTGACCTTACGCATAACGTCAATCGACTCGCCGTACTCGTTGATCTCCTGATCAGACACAAGCCGCTCGGGCTGGGCCTGCTCAGTACGAGCCGGGGCCGCAGACTGCTGTGCTGACAAGGATGCCAGCAGTTGCTCCATCTGCGCTACACGTTGTTCCAGTTCGGTTTTCTGCCGAACTGTGGCGTTGTACGAACCCTGAAGGGACCGCCACCTCTGAGCATAAGTCTCAGAGTTTTCATCTTCCGTGTTTGATGTGCCGGAAGTTTGCTCATCTCCCGACACCTGAGCAGCATTATCGTTCGCATTCGCGTCAGCCGTGGGCGTATCATCGCCAGCGTCAACGGTTTCCTGCCCGACCTCGGCATCGCTGCCTGTGCCGGTCTCTCCATTTAGCTGCTTGTACAGTTCCTGTACGGCTTCGGACTGCTTACGAACTTGCTCTGGAATTGCCATATTAATTGCTCCAATCTGTGAGCTTGATTAGTCGGCTCATATATCAGCCGCTAGATTAGGGGCATCGGATGCGAACTTTACAAGTTCGCCAAGCACTTGGCATCTGCCCTGATAGATACCAGTGTTGTCAACTGCAGTAGGTAGGCGGCGAAGTTCCTGCATCTCCCATTCACGCAGCCAATCCAGCAGTGCTGGAAACTGCCTGACAGAAGCGCCAAGAGCCTTCGTTACCTGAGGGCTAGGCCGGATCATGCGGCCCTCCCACTCGTACGGCTACTGACCGTGTTTGCTTCCATCCCACCTTTGGGAGCGCCGCTCGCATCAGTCGGTGCCGCAGTGCCGGGTTGTGCCGATTGCATCTCTGCAACTGCACTCGCCGCAAGCGCTGTCTGTTGCTGATCGTATGCGGACTTCTCCCGAGATGGGACGACCTCATCCACGGGCATTTGCAACCCTTTAGCCACTTCGCGGAGAATCGCGGCGCGACCATCCTTACCAATGATTTCTATATCGAAAGGATTGGCGGTTGCATTGAGGAACTCGATACGGCGCACGTTGACGGTCTCCTTGACCGCAAGGTTGATCGCACCCTTGGCGATCACTTCAACGTCACCCTTAATGGACTCATCCGAGTCGTAGCGCATGTTGTAGACGAACTGCCGTTCGACGATGGGCTTCACCACGTCAGAGTCGATATGCATCACGACCTGACGGATGCCCTTACCAGCAGCACCCATGAGCATAGACAAACCAGACGATGTACGTCCTGCGCCCTGCACGTTGAGATCGCCGTAGACGTAGGCCGGGATACCCGAGTGATCATCGGCTAGACGGCTAAACTTCTCGTAGACAGCCATCAACTCAGAAGCGCGCGACTCCGGCTGTGTGAACCGGATCGCTGGCGAGGATGAGCCAACAGGATCGTTGACTGTCTGCCAGATTTTCCATGGCGAAAGCTGAGTGATGTCCTCGTTGGCCGGAATGCGGTCGAGGTTGATTTCGACCTGCGGACCCGAGGCAATGCCCATGTTGTTGACCAGCGCGCGGGCAGCCGCGTTGCAGACGCCCTGCAGGTCCTCGATGATCTCAGGGATGCCCTTACCCCAGAACGCGCCGGGACACTTGATGAAGCTGGTCTTGGCATAAGGCTTCTGACCCAGCGGATCATAATTCAGCACTGCCTTGATGACGTAGTTGCCTACGATCCAGACATTGACATCATACTCGCGGGTTGGATCAGGAACCTCATCCTCGGTCATGCCCCATTCGATGAGCATCTTACCGCTGATCTTACCCCAGAACTCCAAGGCATCATATTCGGTCGTCGGGCGCATGTAGCTGTAGTACTTGCGCTCCTCCTCGTCCTTCTGGAGTTCGACATCTTCGCTGATCCATGACTGCCCATTACCGATCTCAAGGACCTTACGGATCGCATCGTCGTCGTATCCCGGCACACCAATAAGCTCAGACAATTCAGTGCGCGATAGGCGATGATGCTCGAATAGGTAGCCTTCGTGGATAGTGCTGACACCGGGTTCCGGGTAGATGCGGAACGGATCGACGCGCTCGTATTCAGGACCAAGCCGCTCAATGGGTTCGACCTGCGTACGACCATCGGGAGATGTCTTCCAACCCAACGCCCGCTGTCGCCGCACAATCGGACCTTTGATGAACGCAGCCGGGAACGTGACGAGATCAGTGATGAAATCGTTGAACGCTGTGTCCCAACCCCCCTGCAGGAACTGGTCCTGAATCTTGATCTTCATCCGGTCAGCGCGGTTCTGTGACTGCTGGAGGATGCCGAATCGATAATCCTGACTGATCATCTCTTTCATCTCAGCCATCTGCGCCGCAGTAGGTGCCTGTCCTGAGTTCTGAACGATCTCAAGAATCTTCTCGGCAAAGATGGCCTGCACCTCACGCGACTGCGTAGGTGACAGATCGGGGATCGGAGTGGGGTCCAAGTCCCATGGCGGTGAGCCATTGTCGAGGAGGATATCACGCAGCCAGCTTTCGGCGGCGCGGCACTTAACCTCGGTGATCATCATATAGATTTCAGAGCCGCCTTGGCTCCTGATCTGCTGAAGCTTGTCAGCCTCGTACTCGCCATTGCGCTGGCGCATAGCCCGAAGCATGATCTGCTCGATGGGCCGCTTGGCCATCTCGGCCACATCCCAACACTGCCGCAGGTACCCAGTCAGACCGAGGATGACAGGTTGGTTCTGCCGTTCTTGGAGCGCACGATCCGACGCTTCCTTCTCCTGACGAGCGAGGTCCTCGTTGCTGACGACACGAAGGAAGGTAAGACCGGCCATCTATCAGTAGCCCTTGCTGCCCTTCGACATCTTCTTGACCATCTTGGCCCCGGCCTTCACGATGTCGGTCTTATCGGGCATCCACATGGATTCCTTCCCGACGATATCGAAAGCATGGTCACAAGAGTAACCTTGATTGACGAGCTTGGCCGCTGCACGCATGTTGGCGTCCGAGGTCAGGGCCTTGGTCTTGCCCATACCGTACTCGTCGGACTGCTCACTGATGGCTTCGAGGTAGAACTCTCCACCAGCTTTGGTCTTGGTGCCGATCTGGTTCCCCATGTAGCCATACACAGGCTTCTCGGCGCGGATACCGGAGGTATCCATCTTCGGATTAGTCGAGTAGATAGCCATGTGGGGTACCCCAAATAGAAGATGTTTGGGGTAGGTTAGCACGACACTTCTATGTGTGCAACCGGCAAAAGAAAACCCCAGTGCGGCAATGAAGAGGTTCACTGCACTGGGGTTAAGTGGTGATAGGGAGTAACGAAGACTGACGAGGGGGTATGTATCACGTCCACCCAACGGCTGACAAGCGTTTAATTTCACGGCGTTGAGTAAGCTGTCCCGCTTCACCACCGCTGTGTAGATGCAGGCAGAGGTACTGAAGCGCCTCAGCCACATGACTGTGCTTGTTCTTGTCGATAGCCCCATCGGTCTTGGGCTTGTACCGGTATCCGCCCATCATGGCAGCCTTGAGCGCGGTGCAGCGTGGGTCGAGCAGGAACCCCGGATCGCCATCCACCTGCCGCATGAGGTAGTCATCGACCGCGTTGATCCGCGCCGAGATGCTGTTGGTCTTGGCCGGGATGACCTTGAACCCCTCAGCCTTGATGATATCCACTGCACTGCGCTCGTCGGTCTGCGCCCGCTGCACACCCGCAGGGTCGGTCACGATCAACACCGGGCAGCCGCTGAACCTCTCGAAGATCATGGGTTTGAGTACGGTCCGGATGAACCGCTGGATGCCCATGTCGAAGCTCACGGCCTCACCGAGGATGAGCGCCCGACCTCGTGGGTCCTGCTGCCCGATGACCGCCGCAGGCGTGAGACCCAAGTCGATCCCGATGATGACGGGCCGCATCCCGTTGACGATGCCACGGAGCGGCTGCTTGGCCATGTGGTAGTCAGGTCGGAAGTACTTGTATACCGGCTGTCCCGCGCTCGACAGACCGTAGTCCCCGTCGATGAAAACCCGGATGTACTCTTCGGACCGGCCCTGTGTGTCGTAGTACCCATCCGGCAGGTTCTCGATGTTCTCGGCGTAGGGGCTACGCCCCGAGGGCTGCTTGAACACATCCCAACCGTTGTCGTTGGGCGACACGCCGTCCTTGGGGTCGAGTTTCTCGAACTGGTAGTACCACCATGTGTCCATGGTCGGCGGGTTGGTATCACCCCACATCCCATGCCACGTCGGCCCGCCATCCTTGGCAGAGGGAAAACGACCGACACGTTTGGACATGGCGTCCACGATATCAGGGTGAATGTCCCGGCACTCGTTGAACCATGCGAAGGTAAGTTCGAGCGAGTTCAGGTTGGCCACGTCGTCTGCGTCATCAAGCGCACGGAACATGATCTCGCACTCAATGTCGCCAACCTTGAAGAAGTAGGTCTTCTTGGTCCGCAGCCACGTCCCGCACTGACCCGGAGGAAACCAGTCGAGGAACGTCTTGATCGTGGTGTCCTCAAGCTGCCGAGCGGTTTCACGGACCACAGCCGCACGCGTGCGGCGGATACCCTGCTCGTTGGGTTCCTGCATCGAGGCCCGCCGCACAATCTCGAAGCAGCAGGTCACAGACTTGCCGGAACCAACAGGCCCCATCAACGCCCGCATCTTGGCATTGCTCTCCATGAACCGCTTACCGGTAGGCGGCGGCGTGTAGTTGATAACCACTGCCATAAGTCAGTGTCTCATCCTGCCGCGCTCGTACTCTTCGCGCTTATCCATCGCATGATGGACCCAGATACCGGGGTCTTCGTCGTTCTCGGTGGGGTTGCACCAACAGTCAGGATCAGGCTCATGATCGCGCAGATCGCCAATCGGTACGATATGGAAGTGACGTGTGTTATCTGGCTCATATACCATCGCTGATATCCAGTCGAAGACCATCTCATACGTCCAAGAGGAGTACGAGAAACTCCCGCCCTCGCTTCTTGGTGATGGTGATCTTGGTTTTGAACGACTG